TCAGAAGAGCAAACTGTGAAAATCACAGATGCTATCAAAGCATTAGAAGAAACCATAAGTGGCACTGACAAAGAAGCAATTACTTCAAAGTTAAGTGAATTGTTTGTGGCCTCAAATGCAATTAATGAAGTAAAGCAGCAATCAGCTACAGAAGAGCCTACTACGCCTAAGTCAGATGACGATGTAATTGACGCTGAATTTACAGAAACCAAAGATAAAAACTAAAGAATATGTGGCCTAGATGCCGTTGGGGTCTGGGTCCATATATGTCATAACTTGCTTAATGAAAGGAGAACGTATTATGACAACATACACAATCAGTACTTTTGATCTACCCACTCTACATCGTCATGCTGTAGGGTTTGACAAATTGTTTACGGAACTGGGTCGCACATTTGCAAACAGCAAGGCCGAAAATTATCCTCCTCACAACATTGTTCGAATTGACGACAATCACTATGCCATTCAGTTGGCTGTGGCTGGGTTCAGTCAAGATGAGCTAGACATTGAATACAAAGAAAATGTCTTGACCATCAAGGGCGAACAAAAGCAAAAGGATGAGTATGATTACTTGCACAGAGGCATTAGTGCTAGAAACTTTACCCGCCATTTTACCCTAGCAGACAATGTGGAAGTAAAAGGCGCAACAGTGATCAATGGTATTTTGGCTATCAGCTTGGAACACATTGTCCCAGAAGAACAGAAAGCTAAAAAAATCGCCATCACATTTGCTAAGTAAGTCGATAAGTAGTATAATAACAGTAGGGGGTATCCGCCCCCTACTCAAACCTACAAAATTATGAGCAAAACAGATATTGTAGTAAAACCCCGGATTCAAACAAAAACAAACATCCAACCTCCCAGTTTGTTCAATGTAATTTATTTGAATGACAGTGTAACAACCATGGAGTTTGTGATCGAAACACTCAAAAACATTTTCCATCATACCGAAGAAACCGCTCACGAAATCACTTTAAAAATACACGAAGAAGGTTCAAGTGTAGTAAGCACTTTACCATACGAAATCGCAGAACAAAAAGGTGTTGAGGCAACATTACTTGCTCGCAATAATGGGTTTCCACTCAACGTAAAATTAGAACCAGCTAATTAAATGATATTCAATAAAATACGAGAACTTAAGGACAAAGGACTTAAGATTGGAATTACTTTTTCGACTTTTGATTTATTTCACGCCGGACATGTGGCAATGTTGGCTGAGGCTAAGAATCACTGCGATTATCTTATCGCCGGGCTGCAGACGGACCCAACAATTGACCGTCCGGATACAAAGAATCGACCAGTCCAAAGTATTGTGGAAAGACAGATTCAACTTGCAGCATGCCGCTATGTTGATGAAGTTGTTGTTTATCAAACCGAGCAAGATCTGATTGATATCATTTTGACACTACCTATTGATGTGCGTATACTAGGTGTTGAATACGCAGACAAGGATTTTACTGGCGCTGAAGAAGGGTATGCAAGAAACATTCAACTGGTAGTGATGGATGCCATGTTAGATTTAGAAACACTCAGCACCAGACCTTGGTCAGTTATACTTACGCTAGGTGCAATTAAATTTAGTCCCTGGGAAGAAGATGTCGATCAAACCAAGGGTCTATATGTACGTCCAGATGTTGATGAACAGTTGTCCATGGATCGACATGTGCAAGATGAAACTGTGGCTTGGTGGGCTACACAAACAGAAGAGGTTAGAGAAGAAGCCTTGGGTACAGATGGTAGAATCAGCATTAATGACATGCTGAATCAACTGAACCGTTTCTTGGTTGGTGTAGATAATATATGGTGCCAAGGGCCTGCATTTGATATTGTCATTTTAGAAGATTTATACAGACAAGTAGGTCGCCCAACTCCATGGCAGTTTTGGCAGATCCGAGACAGCAGAACCTTGTTTGGTGTGCATGGAGATCCAAGAGAAAAAAACAGACACGGTGCTCACAACGCACTAATTGATTGTTATTATCAAGCTTGCGCTGTGCAGCATATATACAAAACAGTAGGAGTAAAAAAACGATAATGGATATTATTTTTAACAGACAAGTTGCCGAAGAACTCAGTGAGAGATACACAGTTCTTGAATTGGAAACACACGATGTCGAAGGACAAATGCTTGAAACGTTTTGTGTAGTACCTGGCGATAAAATACCGCTAGAGGAAGTAGTTAAATTGGATCACTGGAAAAAGCTACACGATACATTTGTACAGGCAAACAAAGCTAAAGACGCAAAACTGTGTCATGATTTACGTCCATATTTGAAGGGCAAATGGGGCGGCGAACTGGATGAATTTTACGACATAGTTTGCGGCAGGTTTGATTACAAAGAACAAGCATAATACGGGTATTTTATCATTGTCGAGCACAATGATATATACTATATGAACAAATTTTTAGCTGCCATCTTACTGGCCACTTTAGCCTCGGCAGCTACAGCACAACCAAGGTCAAGACAAATTCAAATGATGTGTGGTAGTTTTGAGGATGTAGAAAAAACCATGCATCAATACGGCGAAAAGATGATCATGGCCTCACAAGCACCCAACGAACAAACAGTAAATCTAGTGTATGCCAATTTTGAAACAGAAACTACCAGTTGGTTTGTACATGATTTAAACACCGATGAGTATTGTATGGTGGGTGTGGGAAAAAGGATTTACATACCCGATGACAGTGTGCTCAAAAAGGGCACCGGAATTGGATTAAAAAGTGCTTACAAATAAACCTGGTTAATCCAGGTTTTTTTGTGGCTTTAAAAAGGAGAACAACATGAGCTGGTTTGCACATCGCCCTACCCGAACCCCACCACAACCCACACCTGTTACTCCGCCGCATAGAATGTAGCAGTTATCTAGTAATAAATGTTTTGGTTCTAACTGGTAAGTATTACTAAGTTCGATTAGTATTGGTTCTTCAATAAAAACAACAACGGAAACACAAATTGAACCAATTAGCAGTAACGAGCTGTACCAGTAATGGATCGGAGCTATGGATCCACTAACACTTTTTGCTTTAGCAAATGGTGCTGTACAAGCTGTTAAAAAAGGCTGCGAATTATACAAAGAAATAGCCGGCGCAGCAGGCGATGTCAAAGGTGTTCTCAAGGACCTAGAAGAACAGTTTAACCTACGGCACAAAGATGATCCTCCTACCACAGCTGAACGCAATCAGTTCATTCAAGAAAAAAATCGTGTAATAGAACTCAGCAAGCAACAGCCAAACGATATCTATACCCAGATAGGCGAGGAGCTGGGAGTGTATTTTGAAAACTATGCCAAGTGTTCGGCCATATTTGAAGAAGAAGAAAAGCATGCTACAGAAGTTTACACAGGCGAAACCAGTCTAGGTAAACGAGCATTGCAAAGGGTTCTTATGCAGAGCAGACTCACTGCCATGGAAGCCGAATTACGAGAACTCATGGTGTACAACTGCCCACCTGAACTAGGTGATTTGTATACTCGTGTGTATGCCATGATGGAAAAGATGAAGAAAGAACAGACAGTGGCATGGGCAAAGAAACGTGTCATCGACAAGATAGCTGCTCAAAAAAAACGTCGAAGAATAGAACACATCAAGTGTAATGCCTGGAAATATGGTATAGCCACTGTGGTCAGTCTGTACTTGATTTGGTTGGTCTGGGCAGTAGTGCAGGTGAGAATCGAAGTAGAACCCGAACTGGGTCGTTGTCTAATTCCCAAAGGAAATGCAGTTTATGATTGGTACAACAATTTAAAGTGGATAGATTGTGAAGTTCAACAATGAGTAAATATGACTTTGTTGTTCAGGCCAATGCCTACATAGTCAGCCGTATGTATCAGGATCATGGATATACCGCGGAAGAAATATGTTTGAGATTGAGATATCCCGAAGAGGCAGTAGAAAAAATTATAAAGAAGTTTGATTTGAAACATGGTGAAAAATCTTGGCGTTATTAAAGCAGTGTTGGATTTGCATAGAAATGGTTATACGGTAGTTGCAATCGCAAAAACTTTAAATCTGCATATTGAGGAAGTCGTAAATATAATTGATGGATACAGTAAATAATTTGAAATGGGGTTTGCGTTTGTTCTTTTGGTTTGCAATGACCGCTGGCTTGAGACAAGGCAGCTTGTTCGCTGTTGGCCTTTGTGCTATAATATTTCTTTTGATGGAATATTTTACAGAAGAACTAGAACATACTGTACAACCGTAAATGACTAAAAATTTTATCTTAGGTGCAATATTAACTATTGCATGTCACTCTGCTTTCCCTGCAAATATTTTGGCAAAGTCGTGGTTGATTGCTGACGAGCAGGGTCGTGTGTTGGAATCAGAAAACATAGAAATACAACAGCCTATTGCCAGCATTACCAAGCTGATGACTGCCATGGTTGTGTTAGATTCTGCACCCAACTTGAAACAACCTTTAGACAAAAAGTTTAGAGGTCTCACTGTCACACGGGAACAATTGATCAATCTGGCAGTTATAAAATCTGACAACAAGGCCGCACAAATGCTCTGCGAACTTTATCACAGGGGTTATAGAACCTGTATTGACGACATGAATCACAAAGCACAAGTGTTGGGAATGGTAGATACGCACTTTGCAGACAGCAGCGGTCTTGACAACAGAAACGTAAGCACGCCAAAAGATTTAATCAAACTATTATTAGCAGCGGAAAGATATGATGAGATTGTGTATGCAAGTAATCAGGCTGTAGGCGAATTAATTAAAAAGAAAAAGAAAAAGTTTGTAAAATGGAAATATACAAACACCAATCCATTGGTTACCAAATACAATGTTATTGTAAGTAAAACCGGATATGTTAGAGCCAGCGGCGGATGTCTTGTAATGAGTGTCAATATAAACGGTCAAAAGAAGCTTTTTGTAGTATTGAACAGCAAAACAACTAGAACCAGAATAAGAGATATGGAACAACTTATTATAAATGTAGTTAATAAAGCATAGTAATAAATAATCTTAATCAATATTTTTTGTTAATCAACAGGAATCTTTTATGAAAGTAGGTTTTATAGGTATAGGCAAATTAGGTTTGCCATGTGCTGAAGTTATGGCATCAATATATGACGTAACCGGTTATGATATAAACCCAAAACAAAGTAGTAAAATTAAAATATCAGATAATCTACGCGGCGCGGTTACAAATAAAGACTTAATTTTTGTAGCAGTGCAAACGCCACACGATTCAAATTACGATGGATCTAATCCAATAGTACATCTGCCAAAAAAAGATTTTGACTATTCTTTAGTGAAAGATGTTTTAAGTCAAATTGACGCATGGGTGACATCTGATCAATTGGTTGTTTTAATATCAACAGTGCTGCCTGGTACTGTTCGAAGAGAATTAGAACCATGCATTACCAATGCACGTTTCATTTATAATCCGTATCTAATTGCTATGGGTAGTGTTGAATGGGACATGGTCAATCCAGAAATGGTTATAATTGGTACCAAAGATGGTAGCGAAACTGGCGACGCTAAAAAATTAATAGATTTTTATAAACCTTTAATGAAAAACAATCCAAGATATGTTGTAGGAACATGGGATGAAGCTGAATCAATCAAAATATTTTATAATACTTTTATCAGTACCAAAATTGCTCTGGTGAACATGATACAAGATGTTGCTATGATTAATGGCAATATCAATGTTGATGTGGTAACTAAAGCACTAGCAAACAGCACTACAAGAATCATGAGTTCAAAATACATGCGGGCAGGCATGGGCGATGCGGGTCCGTGTCATCCACGAGACAACATTGCTTTAAGATGGTTAGCTGATCAGTTAAATCTTGGTTATGATTTCTTTAACACTATCATGGAAGCTAGAGAATCACAAGCAAGAAATTTAGCTAAATTTTTAAAAAAACTACAGATAGAAAAAAATTTACCAATCTTTATTTTAGGTAAATCTTACAAACCTGATGTTGATATATTAGACGGAAGTTACAGTTTGTTATTAGGTTACTACTTAGATGAATTCAGGGCTAAGTTTTACTATGTGGATCCATTAACAGGTGATGACCCACCATTTAAAGACCTACCTGTTATTGCATTCTTAGCACACAACAGAACAGTCACTTATGGCTATACCGGTGACAACCAAGAACAATCTTTGTACGTTGATTTATCTGATGGTAGTGTAATTGTAGATCCCTGGCGCCAATATAAAACTGACAGAGACCTAGAGGTATTATATTATGGAAACACACGAATCATATAAACTTTTCAAATTTTGGGATGACGAATTTAAGCAGCTAGATTACATCAAAGAAAAGTTCAACGATCCTGCTACAGAAATAGCATGGCAAGACGCTGGTTTTAGAGGACCATTTGGCGGATTCATGTGTGACATGAGATCACCTCAGCCAAGTTGGAATTCGAAATTTGTAGATTTCTTTGAACGATACGAACATTGGAAAGACATTGGTACATCTTATTATCGAATGGATCCAGGAACTAGTTTGCCTAATCATCGAGATACATATCGCAAATATATAGAATTATACAATTTACAAGGACGGGAACACACTATCAGGCGTGCAGTAATTTTCTTAGAAGACAGAAAACCAGGACACTTCGCAGAATGTCAAAACAAAGGATATGCTGAATGGTCAGCTGGCTTTACGTTGGTTTGGCCTTGGGATGCCGAACATAGCGCATTTAACATGGGTTTTGAACCCAGATACACTTTACAAATAACAGGGCACCTTTGATTAACAGTCGCAACGAATGGGATCCGCTGCGAGAAGTTGTAATAGGCACGGCGGATTTTGCCAATTGGCCAATAAACGATCCAATATTCACAGAACAATCAAAAAAGACAACTTGGAGTTTGTCACCGGTACCAAGCGGACCAGTTCCTGATTGGATCATCGACGAAACCAACGAAGACCTAGACATACTTGCACACACATTAGAAAGCCTTGACATCATTGTGCATAGACCAAAATTTTTGAATTTTCAAAAATTAGATGGCATGTACAATTACTGTCCCAGAGACCGCTTACTGATATACGGCGATACTGTAGTTGATCCGGCCATGATGTATCCCTGCAGAGATGTAGAGATTGCTGCATTAGATTTTGTAATTTATCGTGCGGATACTGTATATCAAATGCCGCGCAATGCGGGCATGGTGTTGGATGCAGCCAATGTGCTGAGGCTCAATGATACCATGTTGTTTTTGGAAAGCAGCAGCGGAAACAGGGAGGCTGCAAAATGGTTGCGTCAAAAATTTCCAAAAGTAAATGTGGAAGTTTGTAATTTCTATTCTGGTGTGCATATAGATAGCACTATTACACCTCTGCGCGAAGGGCTAGTACTTATTAATGCAAGCAGAGTTAATCCTCAAAATTTGCCCAAAGTGTTTGAAGATTGGGAAGTGGTCTGGGTTGATCAAGTTGTGGAACAAAGGTTTTATCAATATCCATATGCCAGTAAATGGATAGCACTAAACATGCTAGCAGTTGATCCCCGCACA